AGCAGCCAGATACAGCTTGGTGATGATAGTCGAGGTCGAGGGCGAAGCACCAATCGACAGGGTCTGGGCAGCACCGATCTCGGTGACCGGGCCAGCCTGACCAGCACGAGCCTTCTTCAGGGCCATAGCGAACAGCTGACGGTCATACGCCTGAGCGAGGGCCTGACCCATCTGCTTGGTGTACTCCGAGCGCACTTCGTAGTGCAGCTTGGCCTCTTCGTAGTTGCTGATGAAGGTATCGGAGATCAGCATGTCATCGATGGTGATGACGATCTCGCCGTTGTTGACCTTCTGACCCAGGATCACGTTACCGGGCTGATGGTAACCAGCGGTCACCTTGCCAATGGCATTGAAGCCAGCGGACTTACCCGAAGAAATCGAGCGGGTACGAATGCGATCCTTCAGAACGGTATTGGCGTTGAAGGTCGTCAGGGTCTCGCCAGAGAAGACCTTATAGAAAAGATTATCACTGTCGCGGGGACCAGCGGTGATCCCGGCGTTAACCGAAGTAGTAGACATATTAGATTGTAGTCCTAGAGAGGAGTTTACGTGGATTTAGTGTGAGTGCTAAACCACTGACTCTCACAATCGCTCACTAGATTGCCTCCCGCAGGAGATCAAGGGGGATATGTATTTGTCTGTGTTGGTTTAAGCGAATGTAGGTCGTCACCTACCAGCGTCGGAAGACCGACTCAGCCTCCTAGAGAGGAGTGCTAGGGGAGAGACAGCAGAATATTTCTGCCTCTCCCGGTGTTTGCTCTTTCTATCCCTGGAAGCTAGGGGCGCACCTTAGGATTAGCGCATTAGCCATGATCTCTCGGGTAACCGCAGGAGACCATTATGCGGAGATACTGGATCACCTCCCTTCAATTGGGAGTTTGATGCATTTTCTTAACAGCCCGGACCGCAGCCCTTGCCGCCCTTCTTGGAACCCTTGCCCTTCTTAGGAGCCATGAGTTTATCCTTTGAGATGGGGTTTGTTACGTGCACGGTTCACAGAAGCTTTCTGTATCCGTAAGTTACTTGCAGAATTATGGGAGGTGTCCATATCTTTGTGATCGACATCTTTCCCCTTCAGGGCAGCCTTACCATGCTTCTGGATCATAAGGCGTCTAGCTGCGTTACGCTGTGCTCTACGCTTGATTTGAAGAGGGGTGCCCTGATACTTATCGTACTCGGCACCTATCGGTAGTCACGAGGCTTGCTCATAACTACATACCTCCTTTCGCCGGTACTGCTTAACCGGAGTAGATACAGCTTCTTGTTCAGACATGCCCCTGACTTCTATCCTATACACAATGTTACGCGGTGTGCATTGTAGGCGCCTCGCCCATTGCGAAATAGACAACGTCTCTCCGTTGTACTCGATTAGTCGGGAGTTAGTTTTGTTGTTGTGCTGCACATCCCAAGTAGCCCATCTACAATTTGAAGGGCTGTAGCCTTTGGTGGGATCTATGCGATCTAATGTAGTTCCTATGGGGCGCGGCCCCATATCTTCTTTGAAGGAATCGAAAGACTCCATCCAAGAATCACAAACGGTTATACCGCGTTCTCCATAGAACTCATAATGATCAGCGTCTTCATTAGTACAGCGGCGTACCATGTTCCAGTAAACGTGATATATGCCGTTATCCTTCTGCCTGTATTTCTTGGACAGCAAGGCGGATGATTTCCTTCGACATACATCGCTACAGTATTTCGCGGCTCCACTATTCGGGCTGAATACTGTTCCGCACTCTTCACAGCACTTATCTTTGAATACGTGCGCACCGTAGTATCCAGGCATCCCGAATCCTTAGAAGATATTAGACCTAGCCAGCTTCTCCTCAACGTCCTTACGGTACGCAGGATCACTGTAGTAACGCTTGTCGCCCATATCCCTGGTCAGTTCAGCAACGCTACGATACGTAGACTGTCCGCTCTTACCCTTACCAGAGACAACGCGATCAGGTTCCTTAGAGCCACTCTGGGTATCGTACTGGGCCTTGAGACCCTTGACAGCCATGAGCGTCTTCACACGGTTACCTGAGTTCACCGCTTCATTGTAGACATCGATCTCATCAGAGGAGAGATTGTCAGCAGCCCACTCCAACATGGAGCCGTAGTTGTCCTTACCGCCTACGGATTCGTAGACAGCATTCTCGGCCAACTGAGCGAGGGCTTGCTTCCCAGCGATGTACTCATCAACAACTTCCTTGGGGAACCCTACCTTCTCCAGCTTCTTATAGCTGGCATCAGACAGTTCACCCTTCTCAGCGTACTCAGTGCTGAGGTCATTCATATTCAGACCAGCGGATTCAACAGCCTTCTCAGCCTGGGAATCAGTGGGGTCTGCAAGTTCCTTAGGGGAATCTTTCGGTTCACTAGCCTTAGACCCAAGCTTCTTCTCAAGCTCGACATAAGCCTTGATCAGATCGTCATGGGAATCAAACTTACCGAGGATCTTTCCCGAATCTACACCATCAGAAGGAAGACCGCCAGAGTCCTTGACTTCAGCGGCCTTCGCATCCATAGCAGCAGCCTCTTCCTCAAGGGAAGGGCCAGTGGATTCAGGAGAACGAATAGTGATGGACTCAGCCATCTTGTCTCCTTATTGAGTAGGTGTAGCAGCCTGAGGAGCAACAGCGCCCTTAGCCAGGGCACCAGCGACAGGGGCCATACTCTTGGACGCCCCGTCCATCATCATTGACTGCATTTGTGCCTGTTGAGCTTGCTGTTGTTCAGCTTGCATCTGTTCAGCGGTCTTAATCAGACCACCCATATCGATACCTAGAGCGGTGCCGACACGCTTGATCAGATCGTCCATATTGACGCGAGACATAGCCTCAGGTCCCAGGGGGGCCAGGGCGTTCATAAGCACAGTGTATTTGTTTAGGTCGTGACCACGACCAAGGGCTTCTAAGCCAGTGGTAACAGTAGGCTCCACTACTCCTTCAGGGAGTTTGGGGAGACGCTTCTGCTTGGACATACGGTCCATAAGACGCTTGACCAGCGGCAGCTGGAGTTCCTGAGACAGGAGAGCGTAGACGCCACCCAAGGCATCCTCAAGCTCACCGATCATAAACCTGATCTCTTCAGCGGTGACGCGTTCAGCCTGTCGGGTGACCGAGGAGTTCAGAAGGAAAGCATTGGACAGACGCTGGGTGATGTCTTGCATCACGGAGTTAGCGACCTGCATGTCAGCTTGCTTCTGGACCTGAAGAACCGATACCTCACCTTCGATACCAGTGATGACATCAAGGTTCTCAGACTCAACCAGATCCTTCTCCCTGGTGACCCCATTGGGGTTGACCATGAAGACAACCTTAGCCGAAGCTGCGGCTGACTCAACAACGGCCTTCGAGAGACCTTCAAGGGAGATCAGGTCACCGATGTACTCTTCGACGTAGGAACGACCGTAGTCTTCCCCATCAATGGCAGTCCAGCGGAGAGCCAGAACAGGGGACTTACCGAGCGGCCAGGAGCCTTCAGAGCCAGGGACGGTCTTACCTTCGACCTCCTGACGCATCTTGATCTTGTCACCATCCCTGTAGAAACAGGTGAAGACAACTACATCTTCGTTGCGCTTGGCATCAGAGGGAAGATCCTCGGACTGCTTATCTGTAAGCATCTCCTGAACATCAACCGGAAGAGCCTCACGGGAGATCTCCTCCTTGATGATGATCTCAAGGATGTTACCCATCATGTCACGCTGGACCACGAAGCGATCCATACGGTAGACCTTTGCCCCACGATCCTTAGGGAGATACATGAGGACATTGCCAGCTACGATAAGCTGCTTGAGAGCTTCGAACATAGGAGGACGAATAGCCGAGGTCTCAACCTCGTTCTGAACAGATCGTTCAATCTTGTTCAGACCTTCTTCAACCTTAGCTCTAGCGCCTTCCTGCTGGGCTAATTGAGCCAGAGTGAAGTCGTCAATGGTAAGACGGAAGAAGGGGGAGTTAGGAGGCAGCAGAGAGAGGAGCAACTTGGCCGACAGGTTATTGACACCACGGGCACCAATGGATTGGTAGGGGGTGTAATAACGAGTCGTGTCCGAATGACCGTCCTCAGGCATAAGCATGGGGATTGTCACTCTTGCGCACTCACGAGCGCGATCTAAGAAGACCTGCCTATCAGTCGCTAGTTTCTCATACCGCTGCGCACAAGTGGCGCGAGAGGACATTCAGTTTTCCTTAGGTCGGGATTCCGAGACCACCAGTACCAGAGGTGTCACCACCAGCGATGCTGAGGGTGCTACGGTACTTCTTGGTTCCCTGAGAAGACTTAGCCTGATTATCGGCAGTAGTATTAGTCTTAGTATCAGGAGCGGCTTGCTTCAGAGTGACAGGAGGAGGAGGCGGAGGAGGCGTGGGCGCAGGGGCCGGTGCCGAAGGGGATGAACCCATGCACATGTGGTTAACCTTTGTTTAGCTTCATGAAGTCTTTTTGTTGATCCTCTAAGGTTCTTATTAAGAAGGATACTACTTGTCTAGAACCTTGTAGTCTGTACATCTCAGAATCTGAGGTACACTTAAGGAAACCTTGAAGAGGAAACGCTGAGTCTAACCATTGGATTAACTCAGGGGTAACTGTTGGTACGTTGATTCTCATCTTGTGTACCTTGTACTAGAGGAAAACTATAGGTTGTCCTCAGACACCGCAACTACCACCGTGACCACTGATGTCACAAATGTCGTGGGTCTCTACATGCTCTTCGAACTCTTGCCCAAGTCGAGCCACGGCATCCGAGTACGGAATAGACACAAGAGGCTGTCCACCGCGAGAGCCATCAGGATACACAGTGAAACCACGGAGCCTGTGAGCGTATTTCGCAAGAGTTGACGTAAATCCATCTACAGTATCCTCATTGTTCAGCTTGGTTCCCCATTGGGGAAGATTGATTGTGGAGGAGATAGACATATCCACGTAGTCTTGGATGTCAGCCTGGAACTTGATACGACGTTCGTAGTCTTCAGCAAGGTCAATGGCAGACTCAACGCTATTTGGGTCAACCCCATAGAGATCTATGAGTTCCTTAGCAGCACTATCGACAACGTACTGGTAATGCCACTTGGTCCCGTTCTTCAGGTAGCGCCTCTTGTAGGCAACCGCGAAGATCGGTTCAATGCCCGTCGAGGTTCCCGCAAGAATTCCGATAGAGCCAGTAGGGGCAATAGCGCGATTAGCCACAGGACGGCTAATAGAGATACGGTCGGCAAAGTCACCAGAAGTAGAGTCACTGACGCCGCGATACACAGAGAGCCACTGATGCAACTCAGGAACGACCTCATACTTGTACCCTTTCTTGATCAACCACTCATGGACACCCATGAGACCTAAACCCAAACGTCGGTTCTTCTCTCGGACTGCGTAGACCTTGTCGTAGGGGAGTTGTGCCCGAAGAGTCCCACAGAGGAGGAACTTTGTAGCAAGTTCAGTGATCTCAGCAAATTCACCCAGATCATCAATCCGCCCAAGATTAAGAGACCCAAGATTGCACACATCAGAATCGTCAGCACTGGTCACCTCCGTACATGCGTTACGAAGCGTCTCATTCTCTTTATCGAAGAAGTTGAAGGAGAACCCAGGTTCACCAGACTTCAAGGCTTGCTTGACGTTAGTCTTAAAGGTTTCTCCGGGGTTACCTGTGCGCCAGTAGTTCAGCAGCCACTCGGTGTCATAGTTGACCGAGATGTTGGTCATATCCAGCGGAGCTGGGAAGTTGAAGTCCTGTTCCTTAATATCTTGGAGCGACAATCCAGATTTACCAACAGGATACTTACTCCAGTTCTTAATGGTCAGGAACTCACTTACGTCCCTATGCTTCCAGTTAAGAGAGGCATAGATGGCTGATCGACGGCTCCCCCCCTGCATGACCCTGCGGCCAATCTCGTTCAGCATTTCCATCTTTGGGATGGGACCGCTGGCACTTCCGCCAGTCCGGGCAATCAAGTCTCCGGCAGGGCGGTACACCGAATAGTCCACACCAATTCCACCGCCGGTCATCAGGCATGATTCAGCCTTCCAAGAGAGATTGGCCCAGTCTTCACGGCTATCTTCCTCGGCCTTCAGAAGGTAGCAATTATTGAAAAACTTATTCGGTCGGCCAGCGTAGTAAATGTAACGACCACCGGGGATGAACTTAAGGTTAGCAATGTGAAGCTTGAGAGCATCTTTCTCATCCTTAGTCATCCAATCCTGGCAGACATCTTCTACTAGCGTATTCGCCAGTTCAGCCCAAGTCTCGGCGTTCTCGTGAGCGTACTTCTGATTGAAGATATCTTCACTGAACTTGCTTCGAAACATCGGGTTTCGGTTGGACTTCCAACTCATTTGGATTCTTTCTTCAACAGAGTAGGTTGTTTGACAAGCCACTCCCAGTCGTACACAGGGATACGCGTAGCGACATCCCTACCCCTCAAGCGATACCCTGAGTGGCGAAGGATAGGGATGTCATAGGAATGGCCGGTGAATTGCTCCTCTTTCGAGGGCTTAGGTGGTGCTGGCTTCTTCGCCATAGAGGGCTTGCCAGGAAATAGGGTAGTGTTCAGCGATCTTGATGCTGATCTTTACAGCCACTTCTTGTGATTCACTCTGTGCATGTGGATCCAAGCGAAGGCGGCACATATCCACGAAGGCATCCAAGGATCCTGACCAAATCCAAGTAGTCATCATGGATTGCGGAAGGATCATGCGAGCTTGTTCAGGAGCTACACCGTCACTTAGAAGCTCTCGGTAAGCATCTTCAGCAGCCTTGTATGCTTTATCTACAGCATTGGAGAAATTATAGATGAGGTCAGCACTACTCCCTTGCTTTACATTCTCTGCACGTTTACGCCACCATCCAGGTTTGTATAACTTAGGTTCGCTATCCACATACCTCCTACTCACCTCATTCCAACGAAGGAACTTATGCTTCACCAACTGCCTAGCTACGAACACCGGGGCAGTGATGCGAAAGCTAAGGAAGCAATGGCCGAACGGAGAGATGTGCTTGTGTTTAGCTAGGTAGTGGATGAGCTTCTGGTCTTTCTCTCGGAGAACAGGGATACCGTAACCATCCGAGGAGACACCCATATGTTCCCATGAGCTTTCCTTATCGAAGCTAACGCGAGCTGCATTGACCACTGTGAGGTCAGACCCCATGTGATCTAGGAGTTCAACCTTAATCATCACGGCACCACGTCAGAAAGATCAGGGGCCTTGTAGTTAACCCCCTTCAACACCTTTCCATCTTCCCGATACACAGGCTTACCACCGAACCCAAGCTTGCTCATGTTGCTCGCATGCACCCTGTTGAAGATCATCTCCAAAGGGATGCCGAAGGTAACCGCAAAGCCGCTGAGGACGTACTGGAGGTCAGCCAGTTCCTTGACCATAGCTTGGTAGGTATCAGGTCGAACCGAACCACCACGCATCAGATCCATCTGGACCTGAACGATCTCGTTGAGGAACTCTTTAAATTCCTCCTGCATCAGTTCAACACGGAGGGCAACAAGCTGGGTATCAAACGCAGCATCGATAGGCTGATTGAAGGCTCGCTGGAAGTGACGAACCTTCATCTCATAGGTCTCATAGCTAGGCATCATTAGACTTCTCCCATAGCGTCAGTGGCGTCTTCATCAGCGAGAGTGATGAGAGCGTCGAGATACCAACGAGCCTTCTTGAGGTCTTGAAGCTTATTGGTCTTGAGCGGTGCGCGAGAGACGTATTTGATGACGTTGCACACAGCGGCAGCCTGGGGGCCTGGGTAATGCTCACAGACCTGGGTGATATAGTCCCAGACTTCGATAGCACCAGCGGTGTAGTGACTAGGGTGATTTACGGCGTCCACAGCTTCACCTCATTGGTATTGATCTTGTATTCACCCTTGCGGAGGATACGGGCAAGCCTAGCCTGTAGAAGCGCATCCGCTTCACTAAGCCCAACTTTCTCAAACGACTTGACGACCGTCTCCCAAGTAGGAGAGGCGTCCAGAAGCTTTGCGGCTGTCTTGTCTCCAACACCAGGACAGCCCTTGTAACCATCGGACGGGTCTCCGCAGAGTGTCTGGTAAAGATGGAAACGATCAGCTTGTTCATCAGTAATCGTGACAATCTCATCATCGATCAGATGCTTCCCAGGGACTTGCTTGAGGTCCTTGTCAGCAGACCAAATAATCGAGCTTTCAGGGTTGGTAGTAGCTTCAATGCCCAGCACATCATCGGCCTCCAAGTTCTTGTAGACTGCGCTGGGATAACGTCCACGGACGTAATCAACCAACGCTGTGTAAGCCAGGGGTTTGCGAGTTGACTTGCGGTGAGACTTGTAGGAAGGCTCCAGCTTCTTCCGCCAGTTACTGGAGTCGGTGAAGCACAGCAGGACATCATCAGTTCCTGCCTGGGTCTGGAGGTCATGGAAGACATCGTAGAAGACTGCCTTAGCGTCCTCTAGAGTGGAGTGCAGAGTGAAGGTGTCTTCATCCCACTGCACTTCCTTCTCAACTACTGCACAAGACTGGTAGACGATGATGTCAGCATCAATCAGTAGACGCATCCTTCTTGCCTCCCTTGATAACCTTGAGGTTAGTCACTTCAGCAGAGGAAGGTGCCCAATGGCGGATGAGGTGCCCAGTGTAGTAGACCAGGGCAGTCATGAGCGCCTCACGAACGTCGGGATCATTCTTAGGGCATGTAGCCTCAACCCCAGCAGCCAACCGGAGGAGTTCCCCAATGGGAGTTGCGGGGACAGCACAAATCATTTCGTTATCCATCTTAGTGGCACTCCGCCCAGTTGTTTCCGATCTTGTACTCGCCATCCAGGGGGACCCTTATGGCGAAGAACAAGCCAGCTTTCTTGATTGCATCTACTGCAAGTTTACCGATGATCTCAGCGAGGTCTTCATCAACCTCAAGCTGGACTTCATCATGAATCCAGGCTACTTGTCTGACACTATCCAGTAGTCCTGCATCTTTGAGCATTTGGTGCAGTTCAACAAGCCAACGCTTGCACACCAACGCCCCTGCCGATTGCAGCAGTGTATTAAGTGCTGCATGCGCACTGCGGATATGGAGGCGTCTGCCGTCCAATCCAACGAGATATTTGCGCCTTTCAGCAGCAGACTGTACAGCTTCGATAAGACTCTTGAGAGCAGGTGTCTTAGCCAGAAACTGGTCTTTAATTGCAGCACCTTCAGCGCGAGTCTTACGTCCTGTGACAAGAGCGATCTTTGCAGGACCAGCTCCATAAAGGAACGCATAGATGAAACGCTTCGCGTCATTACGCGACGAAAGGCCCGCTGCTTGCTGATTTGCAGTGTGAATGTCCCCATCAATGACTTCCTTTGCGTAGGCTCCATCATCGTACTTAGCCATGTAATGACCAAGCATCCTGAGTTCTAAGCCTGAGACATCGATACCAACCAGTTTCTTTCCAGGGGGAACACAGAACATCTCACGACACTCTGCGCCGTACTGGATGCCAACCGCTGGGACCTGAGCGATGTTAGGATGGCTATGTGTCGCACGGCCTGTTACAGCACCGTTGGTGTTGACGCTTCCGTGAATACGACCATCAGCCTTGACCTGCTTGAGCCAAGCTTGGTCACCCTCAGCGATCTGACCGATACGCTTGTCGAGCATGAAATACTCAGCAAGCAGTTGAGCCTCAGGGTACTTGAGTTTCTCAAGCACAGACTCATCAACCTTGGGCTGGCCCTTCTCAGTGAACTCCTTAGGTTTCCACCCTCGGAGCTTGGAGAGACGATCAGCGATGTGATGGCGACTGCCAGGGTTGAATAGGTTAAGGGTGACCTCGGTGAACGTTGCACCGGCTGTACGGTCAGCCTTCAGGGGGTCTTTATAGGAAATGGTTTTGGTCGGGGTTTTGATGTCCCCACACGACCACCAGGGTGCAAAGGTGGCTTGGAGTTTCGATTCAAGTTCAACTCGTTTACCGACAAGTGTGGCATAGAGCTTCTGGGCCTTTACGGTATCGAAGAGGAAACCATTGCGTTCCTGCTGGGCTATGATCCAAGCAACCTTATGCTCAAGATCGATAGCAGCTTCGCTGTGGTCATTGGCCTGGATCTTCATCCATAGGTCATACGTAACCGCTACATCCTGTTCGCAGTATTCCTGCATGACGGGAGTCCAAGTGTCCCAAGGACCCTTGAAGTCTCCCTTGTAGTTCCCCAGGCGTTTACCCCAGGCTTCCAGCGAGTGGGAGCCTGTGAGCTTGCCTAAAGCTCTACCCTTGGCTAGGTCACGCTCTGCAATGTCAGGCCACAGGAGCCTAGTACATACCAGCGTGTCCCTTACGCGATCCTCTTGGATCTCGAACCAGGGGTAGAGCTTCTTGATGAGGGGAATGTCAAAGCGGATGACGTTGTGACCAATGATCAGGTCAGCGTTCATAAGGATCGTCAAGCCAGTCTCGGGGGTGTCAATCAACTGATCGTGTGAACAGCTGCGAACCTCTCCGGTGTCTATGTCCTTAAGAACCAGCGAGTGTATGAT